CCCATTCAACCAAAGATTCTTCTAACTTGCGGCACCAACCGCATTTGTTCTGTGTATATAAATGTAGTATCATTTGAACTTAACATCTCCCATGATTTCGGTCATACAAGCAACAAGGTTGACTTCATGATCCGCAACGAATGCATCTTTGTATCCATACTCAGCAATGATAAGAATCAACTGAGGAATAGATTGTGGTAGTACTTGATCGTCCATTTGATCATATACCCCTCGCAAGATAGCAGAAGTACTTAGATCTGAATTGTTAACCACCCAACTACGCATAGATTTAAAATCTTTGTTTTTGAGAGCGGTAAACAGTTGGTCAAATAGTTGATCTGTGCCTGTTGTGGTAGTTAAGGTGAACTCACCACCAACACAACTGCGCTGCAACTCATTTAAAACCCTTCGCCAATCTGGTAGATATTTCAAAATCAAGGAAGCAAGATCTGATTTTACATAATCTTTAACACCTTCATCCAGTAGAATATCCTCAACAAGGTCCATGAAATCTCCGCAAAGTGCAGCCATTTCTTTCTTGTTTGTGTTGAAATCATATACAGCACACCGTGAGTGGAGTGGTTCAATGATACGATTCTTGAAGTTGCATGTAAGAATGAAACGACAATTATCAGAGAACTGTTCGATAAATCCACGCAGTGCAGGTTGAGTTGATTGTGGATTTAGGTAATCAGCCTCATCAAGGATAACCACTTTATAACCACCTTGTAGTGAAACAGTAGAAGCAAACTGTTTGATCTTGCCACGCAAGGTGTCAATGTTACCTTCTTCTGATCCATTGATGATAATATAATCGAGACCAAGTTCATTACACAGTGCTCTTGCTGCAGTTGTTTTTCCTACGCCAGCGGTACCAGTGAAAAGCATATTCTGCAAGTCACCAGTACCAATCATGGACATAAGAGATTTTTTTACTGAAGCTGGAAGTATAGCTTCAGATATAGTCTTTGGGCGATATTTCTCGACCCATAAAAATTCGGACATTCACATTTCCATTATATAATATTAAAAGGTTTACTCTTCGTCCTGTTGTGCTGCTTCACATAGAGCGATAATCTGTACACTCTGATCACGTAGCTGACCGATTGTACTTAGTTCTTCACCACGAAAACCACCACGCTGTACGATAGTATCAATCACGGCAACGGTACTTCGACCTACCTTGTTGGCAAGATCACGCATTGCTTCGAGATCATGCTCAAGTTTAGCGGTGTTAGTATTTTTTGACATTATATTCTCCTAAGTCATTGATGTTATTGGATCTATTATACATGATTCTAAGCGGCTTGTAAAGAAAAATCTTGGCACTTAGAAAAGTCTTTTTGTTTGTAGAACTCAAGCTTGTTATCAAACTTGTTTTCTAGGATTTCTCCCTTGTGGGATATGACGAACACATTGGTATCGTCATCAAGAGAGTAAAGGATCTTCATCAAGTTCTCTACACCATCATGGTCCAAAGAACTGTCGAAGGTTTCATCCAGCACCAACAAGTTTGTCGCTACCGAATTTTTCATCTTGGCAATCTGTCTCCAAGTAAACAACAGTGATAGATCGATACGCTGCTTCTCACCTTCAGAGAATGAGTCGTAAGAAAATGCATCACGGTGTCTAGACTTGATTGTTTCTACAAAGCCTTCATCCAATGTAAAGTGTACAAAGAAGTCTAGGATCTGTAGATAGTCATTGACAAGTTTATTGATTACTGGTATATATTCCTTCATAATTTTGGTCTTGATACCAGTATCTTTGAGCATCTCAGACATTGCTATATTATAACTCAGTTCTTCATTGATGCTAATCTTCTCTTCAGTAAGATTGTTTCTGTTTTCATTCATTTCTACGAGTTCACTATTGGCATTACCCAAATCGCCCTCACGTGCAGTAAGACGATTGATATCAGAGTGCATACCTTGAATGCTACTATATAGACGTTTGATAGTTTGGTTATTACTGTTGATAATACCTTGTTTCTCTCGAATGATATTCATCAACTCAGTTTGACTTTCGATCACAGATCTTACTGCGTCCATCTCGGTGTCAACTTTTGTGATGCCAGACTGCAGACTCTTGGCTCTTGCCTTTGCGTTAGTGAGTTTTTCATCACGCACACTTTCTGCTATTTTCTGTTCACAAGTTGGACATTCTGTATTCTCCTCATAAAACTTAGCATCCTTGATCACAGCCTTGATTGACGTATTGAACTCAGTTTTGTACTGATTAAGACTCTGAAGTTTCTCTTGGGCAGATTTAAATGCTTCTTCAGTCTTACTACTTTCTTTTTCGATGTAGTTAGATGCATCAGTATTTGCTTCTTGTAGAGATAAGATTTCCTTTTCGGTATCAGAGATTTGTGCTTGTTTCGCTGCAATCTCTTCGTCGTTAATCTGGGTAATATCTCTTATATATTTTTTCTGAGAATCAATCGCTTGTTTCGCTAGGTCTAGCTTGTATGTGATATCCTTGATAGACTCTTTCATCAAAGATGCTTTCTCTTTCAGAACTTGGTTCATCAGTGAGAATACATTGATATCCAAAAGATCTTCGATGACCCCTCTTCGGTGTGCTGTGGGTAGCTGCATAAAGGGAATGAAAGAAGAAGACCCTAGGACAACAACTTGATGAAAGCTTTTGTGATTCAACTTGATAATATTTTGCTCAAGTATTTTCTGATATTCTTTGGCATGCGAAGACTGATTGAACATCGTACCATTCTTCCAGATCTCAAATACATTTGGCTTGATACCACGAACTACTTTGTACTCATCCGATCCGATCTGAAATACTAGTTCTACCAAACAGTCTTTGTTGTTGATAGAGTTTACTAGCTGTGGTTTTTTGATGTTTCGATGTGGTTTTCCAAACAACGCAAAAGACATGGCATCCAGCATAGTTGATTTGCCAGAACCATTCTGACCCACAACCAGTGTGGATTTGTGTTTCAGTAGATCTACTTTAGTCCAAGAGTTGCCAGTGGACATAAAGTTTTTCCACTGCACTGTTTTAAATATAATCACGCTACTTCCAGTGTCTGGGCCTCGATAAGAAGATTTCGCATTTCGCTCTTCAGTCTTTCTTTATCAAGGTCTGTATTGACAGTATCAATATAATTATCTAGTAAGAGACCTGTATCCTCTACAGAGATCTCGGTTGTATTCACATTATCACCCAAGAACTCATCAAAGTTCTCAGCAATCTTCAAATCGTGTATCGATTGTTCTTGTATTTTATCAACAAATCGATCAAATGTAAAGAGGTCTTGCTTATTAATTACGATTATTTTTACAAACTTATTATTGACATCTGGCACAAAGGCAGAATAATCAGTCTTGGAATCGTCGTATATAATCTTGTGAAAGAGTGTGTGTGGATTTGTAATCTTATCCAGTTCTCGTGTTTCTGTATCCAGAACATGAAACCCCTTAACATCATCAGCATCTGACCAGAAAAACTGCATCTGAGCACCGAGATACTGGATATTGTCTTTTTGAGATCCTACGTGAAAATGTCCAGTGATAACTTTCTCAAAGCGATTGAAGAGTTTATGATCCAAGCCTTCGTGAGAAACCACACCTCTCATTACTTCAAAGTTTTTGAGTTCGAGATGCCCACCAAGCCAATCTGCTTTACACTTTTTGATAAACTCCAGTGATTTGTTATGGTTTTCTGGAGATATCCAAGGCAACATAGCCATCTTGAAACCATCTAGGTTTAACACCTTTGGCTCCATATGGATTGTAACCTCGTTCATATAATGACCCAACAACTCTTTTAAAGAGTTTAGATCATTCGTGTTCTTGAAGAATGTATCATGATTCCCTGGTATGACATCCATGTGAATGGAATGGGTTCTTAACTTATTAAGAAACGACTTACGATAGCGGTTAAGAGCACGGAAATTAATAAACTTCCTGTTATCAAAAACATCACCGAGATGAATAATGCGGCGAATACCATTTGACAGTAGATAAGGGAAAAATACATCATCGTAAAATTTCTCTGCGTTATCGAGAAATATGTCAGAACTATTCCTAATGCCACAATGAGTATCATTTAAAATCACCACTTTCATTTCATAAACTTTCCAAGACCTTCATTGGGATCTACTTTCTTTTGACGCTTTCTCTTCTTGACTTCTTCAGCAAAAAACTTGTCTTTCTCTTTTACTGATTCAATACGTGTTTTGAGTTGGTCAACAACACCAGCAACCTTTGCGATATCGTCCAAGTCGCCATCAGCAAAATCAAATGCAGGTGTCTGAGCAATATACTTCAACTTAATATCTTGCTGCTTCTTCTCTTTTGCAATACGCTGTAGAAAAGCATACCAACAGATCTGTGTAAAATAACCAAAGGCATTTGGTTTTCCAGTACGTGTTGCTGCTTCAATGTTGTAGTTTTTGATTGCCTTGAGACAGTGTTCTACACCGTCCATCACCATCTCTTCTCGATAGGTGTAGCGTACAAAGTTTCCTTTATGTGACAGTCCTTGGGCAATGCGAAGAAACGACATTGCGATATAGTCAGTGACTTT